AGCCTTATACTTCTTAGGTTTTCTTAAATTTCTTCCCGATGATCTTTCTAATAAGATTGTTGCTTTATTATTAAGTAAGATAGGATTATAATATATGTTAGATATTTTAAGTGGTGGTATTCTAGGATCACTCTTTGGAGGTATCTTTAGACTAGCCCCTGAAGTCCTCAAGTGGTTGGATAAGAAAGATGAACGTGTACATGAACTTAATATGTTTAAGTTCCAGTGTGACTTAGAGGCTCAACGTGGTCAGCAGAAGTTAGCTGAGATTGGTGCTCAACGTGAAGCCGCTATTGATGTTGGTGTTATGGGTGCTTTCCAGTCTGCTATTGAACAACAAACAGAAATGGTTAAAGCCGCTGGTGGTGGTTTTGTAGCCGCATTATCAGCCTCAGTACGACCCGTAGTAACATACTGGATCTTAGCCTTATGGTCATTTGTTCATGTATGGTTAGCCTACAATTCATGGGTTAGCGGTATGCCTCCAGTAGAAGTATTCAAGGTAATGATGTCAGCAGACTTTGCGGCTCTTGTCTCTGGTACTCTTAACTATTGGTTCCTTGACAGAACACTAAGCAAACGTGGACTATGAACTTAACTATAGCCGCAGACTTGTGCAAACACTTTGAAGGCTTTAGTTCTAAGCCTTATATGTGTCCTGCTAACGTAGCTACTATTGGCTACGGCAGTACATACTATGCTGACGGTAGAAAAGTAACGCTTCAGGATCCTCCTATGAGTGAACCTGAGGCTTACAAGTTACTACTTGCAGAATTACATCATACCTATTTGCCGGGTGCTCTTAGGTATTGTCCTGTACTAGCTACAGATGAAAAGAAATTAAATGCCATTGTTGACTTCTGTTACAACTTAGGTGTAGGTAGACTACAGACAAGTACATTAAGACGAAAGATTAATGAACAAGACTGGGCAGCTGCTAAAGATGAACTGAAGAAATGGAATAAAGGTGGGGGTAAAGTATTGGCTGGTCTTGACAAAAGACGCAAGGCTGAATGTGCTTTACTTGGTACCTAATAGTAATAAAAAGGATATCTCATGGCAACACCAATTACAGACCTAGGCAAGGGAGGTCTCAACACAGACTTATCACCCTTGATTGTTTCTCCTAATGTTTTTTCAGATGTATTGAACGTTCGATTTGACGACAATGCAGTACAAACAATTACAGGCGAAGGGGCATACAGGACTGTAGCTATTACGCCTGACTACGGTATCCACTGGAAACGTCCAGACCAAGGATATAATATCTTTGCTAAGAATGGAGCTATTGTTCGAGTAGATGCAGCAGGGAATTCATCTAATATGTTTTCCTCTGCTGATGTCTTATACAATAATAGTGATTGGCAAGGAACCTTATTTAACGGTGGATTTGCTGTTGTAGTAAACAACGGTCAAACAACTCCATTGTACTGTTTATATGGTAGTGCTTCAGCAGGATCTACATTTCAACCGTTACCCGGATGGAACTATTTAGCTGGTCTTACAGTAACTGCTAAAGTAATCAGATCACTTAACTATTCTCTTGTTGCCGCTAACCTTACACTAACAGAAAGTGGCATTGTAACATATGCCCCAGGAACTGTACGTGTTTCTGTTCAGGCTCCTACAGGTAACATCCCTCAAGTATGGCAACCCGGAGTAACAACAGACACAGCTGATGAGTTTGAACTTAGTTCTACCTCTCAAATTCTTGATATGCTTGACCTCAGGGGTAGCATGTTTATTTACTCTGAAGACAGTATTAATATATTGTCTATTGGTAATGTAACTAAAGTAACTCCATACTCAAAGTCTTATGGTATCCTCAGTACAGATTGTGTATGTGAGTTTGATGGTAATCACTTTGTAGTAGACCGTAATGACATCTATATTCATAATGGTTCAGGTAGTATTGAGTCTATTGCTGACTTCAGAATTAAAAAGTATTTCTTTAATAATTTAAATAAGAGTTATACTAATAAAGTTCATGTTGTACGTAATCCTTTCTTTAAAGAAATCTGGATTAACTATCCTAAGGGATCTGCAACAACTTGTACTGAAGCCCTTATATTTAATTATAAAAATAATACATGGACAAAGAGAACATTAGCTAATGTAACTTATACATTCAATGCTCCACAGAATGTCAGTAATACATTTAATTATGCTAAACAAGAGTTGTTGTTTACAACTAACTCAACACAAACACTTATCACAAATGATGCATACTTAATGTATAATGGTTCATCATTTGCAACATATAACTCTTATATATCTAAGAAGATTAATACAGGAGACTTAACTGGTAGTTCTCTTATCAACGCTATATATCCTGTCTTTGACAAAGTATCTGCAACTGCTAGTATTGATATCAAAGCTCTTGGTCAAAATAATTATATAGATAATCCTACATATACGTCTGCTGATGTATTTACATTTCTTCCTAACAATCAAAAGTCTCAGGGATACAAAGTTGATCCTCGAGTTAACGGTCGTGTAATGAATCTATATATTACATCAACAGACTACTGGAGACTTTCTTCTCTTGCATTTGATGTACGACCAGCTGATCGGAGATAATCTATGTTTAATCCTCCTATAACAGGGAATAAAGAGCTTGATGCTTATTTGTATGACTTAAGTTTAAACTTAGATAGTACAACAGGAGCAGTAGATCCTAGCCCTGATATCCCCGGTGGAGATCCAGGAACCTATACTTATCAATATATTAGTGTTAAGTATGCTACAGATAACGTAGGTACAGGGTTCTCTAATACACCTACTAATAAGACTTACTTTGGTATTTATAATAGTGACTCATCAACAGAGTCAACTAATCCAGCAGACTACACTTGGTATCTTTCAGGATTTCCTTTTGGTACTACTTACTTTCTTTACTACCTTATCTTAGGTGGTCGTAAGATTAAGTTTGCTGTTAATACTTCACCGCCAGACTATCACTGGAAGGTAGATGATGGCACTGCTATTGACTTAGATACTATTGTACCTCCGTCTACTATTTCATTTAATGAGATTATGAATGCTGCAGTTACAGAGCTTAAGATTGCGGCTAATGCTGTAACTGCTACTAAGATTAATGTAGCGGCTCTTGACCAAGCCTTTGGTGACCTTAGACCTAATACAGTGTCTGCCGCACAAATTGCTACAGGTGCTGTTACTGAATTAAAGCTTCTTGATGGTGCTGTTACTGCGGCTAAGACTGCAGTTGCCGCTATTAACCCTTCAACAGGTAATCTTGCGGCTAACTCGGTAGCGGCTAACAATATTCAAGCTGGTACAATTACTGGTGATAAGATCTTTGCTAATACTATTACTGGCGCTAATATTGCAGCGTTAACTATTGGTGCTCAAGCTATTGCGGCTCAAGCTATTACAGCTGTTAAGATTGAGTCAGGTGCAGTTACATCAGACAAGATTTTTGCTGGTGCTGTTACATCAGATAAGATTACTGTAAACAACCTTGCCGCTATTAGTGCTAACATGGGTACTATTACTGCGGGAACATTGTCTGCGGGAACTGCATTTGCAGGATCTTTAACAGTAGGCTCTAGCCCTGCCGTTAGTGGTACAACTATGACTGGTTCAGGTGCTAAGATAAATAACACAGGTACATTTGCTATTGGTAATTCATCTACTAATATTACTTATAATGGTAGTGCTATGTACCTTAATGGTAACGTAGTTTCTACAGGTAATCTTAACAGTAACTCTGTTACAGTACCTGCAAATGTTTCAACATACCTTGGTACTTCTGTCAACAAAAATGGTCCAGGAGTTTGGCAACAAATTGGTGGTGTAGCTACTACTTACGCTAGTACACCTGATGCTGTTCTTGTTACAGTATCTCTTAATTTGTTCTATACATCTGGTGCAGGAACAACTGCTTCTTTTGTTAGAGTTGTAGAATTAAATAGCGGTATTGCTACTGCTGTAAATGGTATTACACATACTAACTCTACAATTCTTTCTTTAACAATTAATATGACAGGTATTGGTAGTGGAGCAAGAACTTTTATGGTTGAAGTAGGACAAGAAACAGGTGGACCTTCTTTCATAATTGGTAATGCAAGTTTAACAACATTGGCGACTTATCGATGAACACATATTACGTACAATACAATTTAAACAATGGTAGAATCATTGGTAGCGGAGTAACACAATTAGAAGTTGTAAATTCTTTAGATAATTACTTACAGACAGACTCCTTTATTGACAACACAAAATACAAAGTAGTTAATAAAGAAATTGTTCCAATACCTGATTCTCCCGGTGATAACTACTATTACAACTTTGATACATCTGAATGGGTGTTTGATACTACTATCTTGTCTAATAAAGTTAAACAACAAAGAAATGAATTGTTAACCTTATGTGACTGGACTCAGATACCTAACAACCCATTAACACAAGCTAAACAAACTGAGTGGGAAACCTATAGACAACAGTTAAGAGATATTACTTCTCAACAAGGATATCCTGTAACTATAGTGTGGCCAACACCACCAAACTAACTATGAAAATTATTTTATTATCACCCGATCAAACAGTACAACACTGGTCAACACTCTCTGTATTACTTCAGAAAGTAATTGAGCATGGACAAGGAGAATCTACATTAACAGACTATCTTAAAAAGATTCTTAATGAGTACATTCAATGTTGGGCGGTAGTAGATGATGAATTAAATATTATTGGTGCTGGTTTAACTCAATACTTACAATACTCTCAACACAAAACACTTCATATAATTGCTTTCTCTGGAAGTAACTTTGAAGAACAATCTAAGGTGTTCCCTACAGTGGAACAATTTGCCCGTGATTCTGGCTGTAAAGCTATTGAACAATGGGGTCGTCCAGGATGGGCAAAGGTACTACCAAAGTATGTATCTGGATTTAAAGAAGCTTACGTAGTAATGCGAAAGGATTTAGAATGAAATATAAAATTAATGGTTCTATTAAAAGGAACTACGGGGGCGGTGGTGGAGGTACAACAAGTACTATTCCAGAATGGGCTGCACCGTATATGAAGAATGTTGGTAATGCTGCTGAGAGTGCTTATGGTGCTGGTGAGTTAGGAAAAGTTGCTGGTGCATCTGAACTACAAAAACAAGCATTTGGTGAAAGTGCTAAACAACTTAGTGCTACTACATCTACTGCTCTTGGTTCTTTAGGTGATCAAAATAAAAGATTGTCTACTTTAGCAACTACTCCTAGTGCTGAAACATTAGCGGCTCAAAAGGCTAATGTTCTTAATGAAGCTCAGAAAGGTGTAGCAAAGCTTAACACAGGCTTTGGTCAAACAGGAACACTAGGTTCTGCACGACAGGCTGTTATGCAAGGTGCTCAAAACGCTGAGACTACTGGTGCGCTTGCTAAAGTTGATGCTGACTATGAAGCTAATATGTTTAAGAATCGTCTTGCAGCTGAACAAGCTTTGCAAACAGGTGCTCAAACAGCATCAGGCATTGCTACAGGTGGTGCATCTAGTTTAGCTAACCTTGGTAATCAACAACGTGGTATTGACCAACAAGGTCTTGATGCTACATGGCAAGGTCTTCAGCGTTATGCTTCGACTATATACGGTAACCCCGCACGACAACAAGCATCTGGAGGTAAATAATGGCTGGTGATGTAGGTGGTAGCGCTTCCGCTACGAAATTTAGTAGTACTCCTGCACAAAATACTGCTACAGGAACTCCTCCCGCAGGTGTTCAAAGCGCTATGCAAAACTTAGGTGCAATGGGTAGCAATGCTGGAATGAATTCTAATATGGATGCTGGTGGTAAAGGTGGTGGCGGTATGCAACCACAAAAGACTGCTATGGGTACACCTATTGTTTATGGTAAGTCCTATTTACCTAACCCTGTTTCAGGACAACCTAATGCTGGTGTTCCTGTTACCCCAACTTATGATACTTCTATGGATGGGGGTGGAGGAGGTGGTGACGGTGGATTTGCAAATGGTACTATGTCTGTTCCTGCTTACGCTTATGGGGCTATGTCAGTCCCTGCTTATGCGTATGGTACTGAATCAGTCGCAAGTTATGCACGAGGTACAATGGAAGTAGATGATGATCCTTGGAGTTGGACTAACCAACAACCAATTGCGGCTCCTTTGTCTGCTGATATTAAACCTTCTACTGATCAACCACCTCCACGTATGCCTGATGCTACAGAGCAACAATTAGGTTCTTTAGCTATGAGCAAAGGTATTGATGCTACTACTAAAGGTATTGATACAGCATACAAAGCTTACGGAGCTTCTGCTCCATTAGCCGCTATGCCTGTAGCTGAAGCTGCAGCCGCTGACTTAGCCCTTGGTGGACTTGGTGGAACAGCAGGTGCAACAGCATTACAAGGGGCAACTGCTACAGGTGCGGCAACAGCAGGTGGTGAAGCCGCTTTAGCCGCTATGGGACCTGTAGGTATGGTCATTGGTGGAGCATTGTTAGCTAAAAAGCTAGGAATATTTTAAGGAAATACTATGGCACCCTTATCAGGTAAACAACAGAGAGAATATCTCAAGTTCCAAAATAAAGAAGCTCGTGAAGCTTCTAAGATGGG